GTGCGGGTTCGATTCCCGCCCCAGCTACAATATTTATGTTTATGATTGATGGTAATAGACTTTTTGGGTTATTTGGTGATGATGATAAAACACCTGAAGAAATCTCAGCTGATAGTAAAGGTTTTAGTAATGAGATAAAAGAATCACCTACCTGGAAAGTAAATATGTTTAAGAAAATAGTTGCTAACCACCTCAACTTTCAAGAAAAAATTTCTAAATTCTTTAAAAATAAAAATAGAGAATGGAGTGATGAAGAAGGTAAAGAACACGCTGATTTAGTTGTTTATAATAGGGCTTGGCATTATATTAAAGATGTAGACATAGATAATAAACACTATGTATTTGAATTACTAAGCCAGGATCCATATGAGTTTAGTTTGTGTCTACAACTAGCATTAAAATACTTTGAAAAGCAAGAAATGTATGAAAAGTGCGCGCACCTTCACTCCATTATTAAATTTATTGAAGAAATATTTCAAGATAGTTTGGATTAGTAAAGAATCTTTCGTAACTTCTTCCTATAAAAGATAGGAAATAAGGAAGATATAGAAATGGTTGAGGAAAAAGAAGGGAAGAATCAAAGGAATAAAACAAAAGTTTAAAAGTTATATAAATAAGTCATGAGAAATAGAAATCTAGTAACACGCAAATTAGAGCAACTTGAAACAACTCTAATTACATTACAACAAATCGTTAATCGACAATCACCCATTGAAACCTATAGAGCTAATATTACTAAAGCTCAAGGGTTAGTTGATGAATTAAAAGACATGGTTGAATCCGAGCCTATGTCTCCTAACGAATTAAATAAATACTAATGAAGTTAACAGCGGAGGAAATAAAAGGAGGATGGGATGTATTTATCCAAAATATTGAAACACATATTTCATCCCCTAGAAAAGAGAAGTTATTAGAGTTTTATAAAAAGTATGAGGATAGACTTATATTATATCCAGCATCCCATAAGGATCAATACCATAACTCATTCCCGGGTGGGTATATAGACCATGTTAATCGTGTGGTTGATGGCGCTTTAAAAATATCTAAAGTGTGGGAATCATTTGGTTGTGATATGTCTACATTCACTCAGGAAGAATTGGTATTCTCCGCTATTAATCATGACTTAGGTAAGATGGGGGATGAAGACAATGAATCATATATCCCCCAGACTGACAAATGGAGAAAGGAAAAATTAGGTGAGGATTATATGTTTAATAAAAAAGTGCCATTTGCCTCAGTGCCTGATAGGGGTTTATTCCTATTACAATCTCATGGTGTATCTTATAGTTTCAATGAAATGATAGCTATCCAGACTCATGATGGTTTGTATGATGAAGCAAATAAAAAGTATTTATTCGCCTTTATGCCGGAACAAAAACCACGAACTTCCCTCCCATTCATATTACATCAGGCTGATTTGATGGCTGCTCGTATAGAATTTGAAAAGGAATGGTTACCTAAACTAAAAGGAGAAAGTAATGTGGAGGAGCCAAAGAATAATTATACATTGAAGTCAAAGACAAGCGTTAAATCCAAAGCATTAAATACTATTAAAAGCCCAGGATTAAAAAATATGCTTGATAATTTATAATGGAAATAATACATTTATATAACATTGCATTAGGTATTTTAGGATTATTAGTTGTTATCTTAGGATATACAACTTTTAATTTATTAAGAAAGAATGAGAAAGCAGAGGATATCATTGTTTCCCAGAATACCTTTATTAAAGAATTTTCACTACAAATAGAAACATCTCAAAAACGTTTAAACGAAATAGACGAAAAAGGAATATTTAAGGGTGATGATGAAATAGGTTGGTTTTTTGACGAAGTAAAACAAATACAAAACAATTTATCCAGGTTTAAAATCAACTCATAAACATGCCTAGAAAAAGAAGAAAAAAGAGTAAAAATTATTTTACTCAAGATACGGAGAATGCTATTGTTAGATATAATGGTTTAGATTCTATCGAAGATGAAAAATTACGTAGTTTTATCTATGATAAAGAAATACACTACCCATTTTTTAAACTCACACAAAACATTATCCATACCTTTAAATTCTACCATACCGAGGTAGAAAATATTGAGCATCTACAACATGAAATAATTGTATTCCTACTATCCAAAATACATTTATTTGACCCCACTAGAGGAGCTAAAGCGTATTCCTACTTTGGCACTATTGTAAAACGATGGTTAATCCTATACAATACTAAAAACTATCAGAAGAAAATTAAAACCATCCCTGCTGATGAGTTATCTAAAGAGGGTTCTAGTCACGTTTATAGTATGGGGGAAGATAACGTTAAAAGCGATCTAGATAAATATATGGATATCTATGTGGATCATGTTTCTACTAATTTATTCGAGTTGTTTCCCAAGGGTAATGACGCGGCTATTGCCGATGCTATACTTGAATTATTTCGTAAACGTGAAAGTTTAGATATATTTAATAAAAAAGCATTATATATCTACATTCGTGAAATGGTAGATGTAAAAACCCCAAAAATTACTAAAATAGCGGATAAACTTCACGTTATATTCAAATCTCAATATATCCATTATTTAGACACAGGTTACGCAAGATTCTAAATCTTTATATTTATAATAAAATAATATTATGAGTGGTCTAGATTCAAATGTATTTGGTAAGAAAAAATTCTCTGATATTTTAAAAGAGATTTACGATAACCAAAAAGAAAAACAAAAACAAATCTCAGGATTAATTTCAGAATTAAAACCTTTAATTTCTGATATTGGTGATGCTACATTGATTGTTCCCCTTATTAAGGAATATATGGAAATAGGGGTTAAAAATGATGAACAATTAATTAAAATGGCTACTATAGTTCAAAGAGCATTAAACAATTCAGCTTCTTCAGAAAGTGTAATGTTAACGGATGAAGAAAAAGAACAATTAATGGAAGAAATTGAAAAAATAAATTCATCTCAAGAAGATAAAGAGTAATGCCAACTGAATTTGGGTATAGTGGGTTAATAAAAAGCCAAAACGGAATAAATAGTGAAGGAGTATTAAATGCTTTACTCCAAAACACTAAACAGATGTTTGTTGGTAGGGTATTGGATATCAATTTGGATGAAAAATCTGATATACATGATATTACAAATAGATTTAATGGTATAGGAGCTATTAAATATGAATATGTTGATAATCAAGCAACTAGATCCAACCAATCCCCCAAATATGCTTACCCTTTACTATCATCCCAAAAACAATTTCCTTTAGTAAATGAGTTAGTAATAATATTTCTACTCCCAGATAATAAGTTAGATGAAAATAATTCACAATTTAAAGCATATTATCTAAATACAGTTTCTTTATGGAATCACCCACACCATAATGCTTATCCCTCCCCTTTTGAGGATAGTAATATCCCTCCTTCTCAAACTAATGATTACCAACAAATAGAAGGTGGGTTAGTAAGAAGAGTAACTGATAATTCCACTGAAATTGATTTGAATGGAGAAAGTGGGGGAACTTTTGTAGAAAAAACTAATATCAAACCCCTTTTACCATTTGCAGGTGATGTCATTGTAGAAGGTAGATTTGGAAATTCTATTAGATTAGGTAATACTTCAAAAACTACATCTGAATACAAAAATAATTGGAGTAATTTTGGGAATAATGGTAATCCTATTACTATTATACGAAATGGCCAACCAGATGATAGTGATGAACAGGGTTGGTTACCAACAACTGAAGATATAAATAAAGATAAATCTTCTATCTATTTAACTTCAAACCAAAAAATCCCAATAGTTACATCATCAGAAAACTATTCTGCTTTTACACTACCACCACAACTTCCCAGATTGTATACATCAAATCAAATACTTTTAAGTAGTGGAAGATTGGTATTTAACGCTGCTACTGATAGTATATTAATGAGTAGTCAGAAAAATATATCTTTATCTTCACAAAGTGATATAGGTTTAACTTCTAATAAAAATATAACATTAGTTGGAAATCTTGTTAAGTTAGGAAATACTGATGCTAAAGAAGCATTAGTAAAAGGAAATGCTTTTATGGATCGTTTCGAAGTGCTACTTTCAAATCTTATCGCTCTATGTGATGTATTGGAACAAGCAACCCAAACAAAAATAGATGTATCTGGTAATATAGAAACAGGTCCACACCCTACAATCTCAGTAATATCTCCTGTTGTTAAATCCAATTTAGAGGATATTAAAAATGAACTTCCATCTTTATTATCACAAGTAAGTAAAACAATATAATGTCTATTATAAACCCAAATATCGACCAAAGTATTC